TATTTTGATGATATATATTATGTAGGTGAAGTAAAAGAAATACCTATAAATGAACTAGTAAAAGAATTCCCTGATCTAACAGAGGAAGATATAAAAGAAATAGTAGACAAATCGTCAGATCCACTTAATTACACAGCTAATAGAGATAGAAACAAAATAAACATATTGTATTTTAATTATAAAACACATATGAATAATGTTTATAAATTAAAACAAACTGGTAGCGGTGGAGAAAAAGTTATTGAAAAGAACGATCAGTTTAATCCACCTGAAAACAAAGAAGGTGATTTTAGTAAACTAGAAAGAGCAGTTGAGGTTTTATTTGAGGGAGCTTACGTACTTGGTACTAATAAGTTATTAAAATGGAGAATGATTCCTAACATGATGAGAAGTCAGTCTAACTTTTCTAAAGTTAAAATGAACTACCAAATTGTTGCACCTAGAATGTATGATGGTAGAATTCAATCTTTAGTTAGTAGAATAACAGGTTTTGCTGACATGATTCAGTTAACTCATTTGAAGTTACAACAAGTAATGTCAAGAATGGTACCTGATGGCGTTTACTTAGATGCTGATGGTTTAGCAGAAGTTGATCTTGGTAATGGAACAAATTATAATCCACAAGAAGCTTTAAATATGTTCTTTCAAACAGGTTCTGTTATAGGTAGAAGTCTTACATCTGAAGGAGATCCAAATCCTGGTAAAGTGCCAATACAACAAATACAAAACGGAGTTAGTGGAGGTAAAATGCAAACGTTAATTCAAACTTATAACTATTATCTACAAATGATAAGAGATGTGACTGGATTAAATGAAGCTAGAGACGCTAGTGTTCCTGATGAAAGAGCTTTAGTTGGTGTACAAAAATTAGCAGCAGCTAATTCAAATACAGCTACTAGACATATACTAAACTCAATGTTATATTTAACAGCTGAAACAGCAGAGTGTTTATCGTTAAGAATAGCTGACATAATAGAATACTCTCCAACAAAAGAAGCGTTTATACAAGCTATAGGTGCTCACAATGTTGCTACATTAGATGAAATGAAAGAATTACATCTTTATGATTTTGGTATATTTATAGAATTAACACCAGATGATGAGCAAAAGCAAGTATTAGAAAATAACATACAAGTTGCATTAGGTCAAAAAATGATTGATCTAGATGACGCTATAGATCTTAGAGAAGTTAAAAATGTAAAACTAGCTAATCAACTTTTAAAGCTAAAGCGTAAAAAGAAACAAGAAAGAGATCAAGCTACAGCAATGCAAAACATGCAAGCTCAATCTCAAGCAACGCAGCAAGCAGCACAAGAGGCAGCTAAAGTTGAAATAGAAAAAAATCAAGCTAAAATTGAAGGAGAAGAAAGTTTAGAAAACATTAAAAATAGCCTAAAAATAAAATACTTAAAACAAGAGGCTATGGTTAAAAAAGAATTAATGATGTTAGAGTTTGAACTAAATTCTAGGGTTAAACAAGAAGACACAAAAATATCTGGCAACCTTGATGCAATGAAAGAAGATAGAAAAGATATGAGAGTTGATAGGCAAGCTGAACACCAAAAAAGTATGATAGAACAAAGAAAAGCAGGTGGATCAGGTAAAAGCTTTGAATCGTCAGGTAATGATATAGTTACAGGAGGAGCGCAATCAGACAAGTTTGCTCCTAGTATTTAATATTTTATAAAATTTTATTATGGCAGAAGAAAAAGAAAAAGTAGTCGAAAAGACTAAAGTTAAAAAAGATGATAATGTTACTAAGGTTAATATGGGTAAAAAACCAGAACCTAAAGAAACAATCACTAAAGTAAATCTAGATAAACCACCAGTAAAGGAAGAGGTTAAAAATGAAGCAGTTGAAGAAGTTGTTGTTGTTAACCCTGATCCAGAGGTTGTTGAGACTAAAGAGCAAGAAGAAACACCTATAGTTGAAGACGTTACAAATGAAAAAGTAACAGAGATTAAAGAAGAGCAAGTAGAACAGGCTATAGAAGAAGCTCAACAAACTGGAACTGTATTACCAGAAAATATACAAAAGCTTGTAAATTTTATGGATGAAACAGGTGGTGATTTAAAAGATTACGTAAACCTAAACAGAGATATTTCAAATATGGATGACTCTGATGTTCTTGATGAATATTATCGTGAAACTAAATCTCATTTAACACCAGATGAAAGAGGATTTTTATTACAAGAGTCTTATGGTTATGATGAAGAAGTTGACGACCCTAAAGAAATCAAGAGAAAGAAAATAGCCTTAAAAGAGCAAGTTGCCGAGGCTAGAGCCCACCTGGACGGGCAAAAGTCCAAATACTATGAAGATATTAAAGCTGGAAGTAGATTAACACAAGAACAACAAAAGGCTGTAAATTTCTTTAATAGATATAATAAAGAATCTGAAGAGCAAAGCAAGTTAAACGAAGTTACTAAAAAAGCATTTCAACAAAAAACTGAAAAGGTTTTTAACAATGAATTCAAAGGTTTTGATTACAAAGTTGGAGACAAGAAATTTAGGTTTAATGTTAAAGATGTTGAAAAAGTAAAGAACACTCAAACTGATATAAATAATTTTGTAAATAAGTTTGTTAACGAAGGTGAACAGACTATAAGTGATGCTGCTGGATATCATAAGTCTTTATTTACAGCAATGAACCCTGATACAATTGCAAAGCATTTTTACGAACAAGGTAAAGCCGATGCAATAAAGGATACAATTGCTAGAGATAAAAATATTGATTTAAATCCACGTCAAACTCACGGAGAAATAAGTGCAGGAGGAATTAAAGTTAAAGTGTTAGGTGATACTGCTAAAGACTTCAAGTATAAAATAAGAAGAAAAAAATAAATAAATAATTTAAAAAAAATATATTATGGCAATTACAGGAGGTAGTTTGTTGAATAGCGTTCCATCGCCATCCAAACAAGCTTTACAGTCTAATTATTTAGACTTGGCAAACAGCGCTAACGCGGGCTGGAGCCAACAATACGTTCCAGACTTAATGGAGCAAGAAGCAGAGGTTTTCGGACCTAGAACAATATCTGGTTTCTTAGCACAAGTTGGAGCAGAAGAATCAATGACAGCGGATCAAGTAGTTTGGTCTGAGCAAGGTAGATTACACTTATCATATACTGGACAAATCACTGATGGTGATGCTGGTACAGTAGCTGGTGGTCAAATTACTTTAGCTAAAGATATTGATGGTGTATCTTTAACAGCTGGTGGAGGACACGGCATTAGAGTTAACGATCAAGTAATCGTTGCTTCTTCAGAAGGAGTTGAAAAATGTATAGTTACTAAAACTACAGTTGGAACAAACTTAGTTGTAGAAGTTGCTCCTTATGGTAATACAAATCTTAATGATACTTTTCAAGATAATCAAGGCGCAAATTCTGTTACTGTATTAGTTTATGGTTCTGAATTTAGAAAAGGTGATAGCTATCAAGGTTCTGACTCAAGACAAGCTAATGAGCCTGGATTTAAGTCTTTTTCTAACAAACCAATTATAATGAAAGATTACTACGAAGTATCAGGATCTGACGCTTCTAGAATTGGTTGGGTAGAAGTATCATCTGAAGGTGGTGCATCTGGTTACCTATGGTATCTAAAAGCTGAAGCTGATACAAGAGCTAGGTTTACTGATTACATAGAAATGGCAATGATTGAGTCTAAATTTGGTGGTAACGCTGGTGCAGTATTATCTGGTGGTGCTATGGATGAAGACGATTTAGTAGATGACTATTTAGAAGGAGCAGCAGTTGATACTAACTTAGTTGGTACTCAAGGTTTATTTGATGCTATTGAAACTAGAGGTAATGTTACTTCTGGAGTTACTGGTGTTAATGCTGCTACTGATTTAGCTGAATTTGATGCTATATTAGCTGAGTTTGATAAACAAGGTGCTATTGAAGAGTACATGATGTTTGTTAATCGTTCAACTAGTTTAGCAATGGATGACATGCTTGCTTCAATGAATTCTTACGGAGCTGGAGGTACTTCTTACGGAGT